CTGCCTCGCTGGTCTCGATGGTCGCGGCGAGAGGGTCGCCTGTAAACGTGAATATCTTGTTGCCCTGAGCGCCGCCGAAGATGAACTGGCCGCCTTTATACAGCGCGCTGTCGAGTGAAGCTGGTAGCGCGTCGATGCTGGTGTTTACAGTGTCTAGCTGTTCGAGGGTATAGGCAGGGGTAAACATCGGCGCAATTAAGCCAGCACTAACATTTGCAATCGACCAGCGCCCGATGGCGTAGTTATAGATCAGCAGCTTGTCAGGCTTGGCGTCGGTGCTGTTGTTCGACACATACGACCAGACTGCAATCTGGTTCTGCGGATCGACGCTCGATGTCATCCTGTCCTTGTGTGCGATATTGAAATCGTCAAAGAAAAATTTGTCTACCTTCTCCGCGCCGATGTTCTGAGACCGTTGTCCATCAAACGCATAGAAGCCGTCGTCGGACAGATAGAAGACAGTGTGACCGATATTGCAGATTGACCCCGGCACCTGACAGCCGCGCGCCGTCTCGACCTTGTCAAACTGGAAGATCAGCGGCGGACCCGAATAGGTGGCGCGGACAATCGCGCGCTCCATCAGGATCGTGCAGTATTCACCGCCGATCATGCCGGTCACGTTGCCTGCGTCGGGGATGTCTTGGAAGTCAGACTGATCCGTGCCAGCGGTCCAGCTTGTGATGTCATTGAAGCCCGACCACTGAACGCGAAACGGCAAGCGATTGCCCGACCCATCATCGACATTGCCAAGC